GCCCTTGGGCCGCTATGCCAAAGTACGGAGACGCAAAAAGAGCCGACCAAGCCGCACACTCGCGCGAGAAGCAGGAGCATGTCCGCGAGATCGGACCGCCGCCACCGGTGGTCAACCAGGAGCGACGCGACGCCTGCCGGCACGACCTGCTGCAGTACCTGCTGACCTACCACGCCGAGGCGTTTCCGCTTTCGTTCGGCCCTGACCACCTGGAGCTGATCAAGCAGACCCAGCGCGTCATTCTCGACGGCGGGCAGGTCGTGGCCGCGTTTCCCCGCGGCTCGGGCAAGACCACGATCTTCCAGCGCGCCGAAATCTGGGCCGCCCTCTACGGCCACCGCAAGTTCCCGCTGCTGATCTCGGCCGACGACATCAAGTTCAGGCAGCTCCTCAAGGGCATCAAGACGGTCCTCGAAAACTCCGAGCTGCTGCTGGAAGACTTTCCTGAGGTGATCCATCCGATCCGTTCGCTGGAGCGGATCGCCCTGCGCGCAAACTTCCAGATGTGCCGCAAGGTGCCGACCTACATGCGGTGGGGCGTCGAGCAGGTCGTGTTCGCCACCACCGAGGAAAGCATTGCTCGCGGCAACGCTGGCGTGGTGATCGGTGGCGGCGGTCTCACCGGAGCTGCGGTTCGCGGTGGCGTCGTGACGCTGCCCAGTGGCCAGCAGGTCCGGCCGGACTGCGTCCTAGTCGACGATCCGCAGACCAGGAAGTCGGCGAAGAGCGAGGCGCAGAACCAAGAGCGTGAGGACATCATCAACGGCGACATTATGGGCATGGCCGGCCCAGGCAAGACCATGTCGGCGATGGTGGCCTGCACGGTGATCTACCAGGGCGACCTCGCCGACCGCCTGCTGGACCGCGAGCGGTCACCGCACTGGACGACCCTAAAGATCCCCATGATCAAGTCGTGGCCTAAGGCCATGACGCTGTGGGAGCAGTACGACGCCATCCGCAGGCAGGAACTGATGGAGGAGGTCGAGCGTGGATCGTGCACCCGATTTTACGAGCAGAACCGCGAAGGTATGGACGCCGGCGCGGTCGTCTACTGGGAGGACCGCGTACTTCCAGGAAGACTCTCCGCCCTTCAGTCTGCGATGGACGACTACTTCCAGGACCCTCGCGCCTTCATGGCGGAGAAGCAGAACGCGCCCGAGTCCGCGGTCAGCGGCGACCTCGCCGAGCTTAATCCTCTCGACCTGGTACGCCGCATCTCGACGACCAAGCGCGGCGAGGTTCCTGCCGAGGCTACAACAATCACGGCGCACGTCGACGTACAGGCCAAGATCCTGTTCTGGTCCGTGGTCGCGTGGTCACAGGCCTTCGGCGGAGTCGTGATCGACTACGGGACTACGCCGCGTCAGAACCGCCGGCACTTCACGCTGCGAGACGTCAAAGACCTTACCAAACATTACCAAGGCATGGACGAGCCCGGCGCGCTCCGTCTGGCGATCTCCGAGACCATCCAGGCCCTCGCCGCCAAGACCTACGTGCGCCTCGACGGTGCGGAGATGAAGATCGACCGCGGGCTGGTCGACGCTCGCTGGAACACCGAGGCGGTCGAGGCCGGCCTGCAGCTCGCCCAGTGCGGCCAGTGGATGCCGAGCTACGGCGTGGGTATTCGCGCGAAAGATGCGCCCATCTCGCAGTGGACCAAGAAGCGCGGCGTGAAGCGTGGCAACAACCTGGTGATTCAGAAGCCGGACCGCCGCCTGTTTATGTCGGTGTTTTACGACACGAACCATTGGAAGAGCGAAGTGCACCAGGCACTGCACGTGCCGCCGGCGCATACGCAGTCGATCACGCTCTACAAAGAGACACAGAGTCACCACCAGATGTACGTCGACCACCTGACCGCTGAACGCGCCGTTCGCGTCGAGGCCCGTGGTCGCATCAAAGACGAATGGGACCTGCCTGGAGGCAAGGATAACCACTACTGGGACACGCTCGTCGGAGCCGCGGTCGCCGCGAGCATCTGCGGCATCAAAAAGGAGATCGAAAGTGAGCAGCGAACAGCACAGCAACCACAGCGACGAGTCGTCGGAAAACGAGTCGCTCCCCTCAAGCTCTGAGAAAAAGAAACGAGGGCGTCCGCCAGGAAGCAAGACGCAGCAGCTGCCGGTCGTCGACGTGGAGCGCGAGACCTGCCGGGCCTGCGGCAAGACCAACTCAGAGCACCTCGCAACCATCCGGACGATGGAATACACACATGACGTCGGCGGTCAGTCGTACACGCACGTGAGGTTCCAGCGGCGACGCTGCAGGGACTGCGGCGCAGTGTTTATCACGAGACAACATCTAAACCTGTAATTCTCAGGCGGCATTTTACAGACTGCCGCACAACCGAAGTTTGCCTGACCTTGGTGGCATGGCAGACCTCAGCGCTGAAATCGCGAAGCTCGAAACGATCCTCAACAGCGGTACCGAAGTCGTCAGCATCGACGGCATGATGACTCGGTACAACCTGACGGAGGTGCGAAAGCGATTAGCAGAGCTGCAGGCCCAAAATGACACCAACGTCGAGAGCGGGAAAGTCAGACCGCGCTCGGCACGGATCAGGTTGGACTTCAATTGATCCAAGCAGCTCGCAACCTCTTCAGCCGCTTGTCGGGCTATGACGCGCTAAACCCTCGCGGGCGTCGTCGCGCGGCACCTGTACGCGTGAAGTCGGAAGACGCACTGCTTGACGACAAGCAGCGCCGGCAGCTGGCCGCGACGTCTCAGGACGTACAGCGCAACTTCTCGATCGCTGCCTGGGCGATTCGCCAACACCTGAACTACGTCTCCTCGTTCTCGTTCCAGTCGAGGACAGGTGACCCTCAGATTGACGACACGGTCGAGGCCTACATGGCTTCCTGGTCGTCGCGTTTCCGGTGCGATGTTCGCCGGCAGCACCCGTTCCGCCGAATGGTCAGGCTGGCCGAGGCCCGCCGCGTCGTCGATGGCGACGTGTTCCTGCTGAAGGTCGCCGGCGACGGCCCGAACCGTGGTCGCCTGCAGGCCATCGAGGGCGATCGGGTGTGCAACCCGACGAGCAACGTACCGCCTGGTTTCGCGGGCGGTTGGACCAACGGCGTCCGACTGACGCCGGCCGGCATCCCTCGCGAATACGCGATCAACAACCGCGACGAAAATGGCAACCTCTCGTTCTCGCGCATCGTCCCGGCAGACAACGTGTTCGTGCACGGATTCTGGGACAGGTTCGACCAGGTGCGTGGCGTCTCGCCGATCGCCGCAGCGCTCAACAGCCTGCAGGACGTCTACGAGGGCTTCGACTACGCACTGGCCAAGATCAAGGTCTCGCAGCTGTTCGGGCTCGTGTTCTATCGCGATGCTGCGGAGGGCTTCGACGGCACGGTGGGCACGCTGGATCGCGATGGCGACGGCATCAATGAGGCTGGCTACGAAGTCGATTTCGGCAGCGGTCCGCAGATGCTGGACCTTAATCCGGGCGATCGCGCCGAGTTTCTGGAGAGCAAGTCGCCGGCCAGCGAAACCACCGCTTTCCTCAAGCTGATCATCCACGTCGCGCTCAAGGCGCTCGACCTGCCGTACTCGTTCTTCGACGAGTCGTTCACCAACTTCTACGGCAGCCGCGGCGGGCTTATCCAATACCTGAAGTCATGCCGGTCCAAGCAGGCCGACCTGTCGGAGCTGCTCGACGAGATCACCGCTTGGCGCATCGGCATGGCGGTCAGCGACGGCGACCTGGTGCTGCCGCGCGGCGTCGCATTCTCCGACCTGTCGTGGGAATGGGTGCCGGACGGCGTGCCCTGGTGGGACCCCTCTAAGGAAGTCGCCGGCCATGCGATGGCCATCGCCGCGGGTCTCGACACACCGCAGCGAGTCTGCCGAGCGATCGGCACGGACTACTACGACAACATCGACCAGATCGCGAAGGCCAACGAGTACGCGAAAGAGCGTGGCGTAGCGATCGTTCTGCCTGGCGTCTCTACCGCGCAGGCCGCCATTGAATCGCAGCAGCAGGAGGCCGCGAATGTCTGATGGATTACGCCAAGTACCAGCGAGCGCACTTCGCTTCAACGTGCCCGCTTTTGAGCTGGCATCAAACGGTGAGTCTGCAAAGAGCGCTCCTTTCCGCATGGTGGCGCGAACAGGCCAGCCAATCGAACACTGGTTTTGGGGCAACGTGGTTCACGACCTCGACGGAATGCGACTGCACAAGCAGCGAGTGCCGATCGACTACGCCCACGATTCCAAAGAGGTGATCGGCTACGCGAACCGGTTTGACACCGAGTCGGGCGACCTCGTCGTCTCTGGCGCACTTGTGCCATTCAAGGACTCGGACCGCGCGACGGAGATCATCCACAAGCAGCGCGAAGGCGTGCCCTACGAGGCCAGCATCAACTTCGGCGGCGATGGTATTCGCCTCGAAGAAGTGCGCGACGGGCAAAGCGTGCAAGTCAACGGCTACCAGTTCTCGGGACCTGGAGTCGTCATTCGTGAGTGGCCCCTGCGAGGGATCGCTGTCTGCCCCTACGGAGCGGACGCGAACACCTCGACGGAGTTCGACTCCTCCTCGCAATTCACCGTTCGCTACACGGAGGCTGCCATGCCCGAAGAAGAGACGGAACTGACCGCTGCGCATCTCAAAGAAGCACAGACCACTGAAGACACACAGCAGGAGGCCGAGGCACCCGCCGTTGAAGCCGCACAGCCTGCTGAGATTGATACCGCTGCTGAGGCCGTGACCGAAGAGGTCGCCGCTGTCGACGTGGCCGCCACTGAGCTTTCCAACCGCGTCTCCGAGGGCCAGCGCTTCCTGGAAGCGTTCGGCGATCAAGGCGGCGTGTGGTTCGCCCAGGGCAAGTCGTTCGGCGAAGCCACGAGCCTCTACATCACTGCGCTCCGTGAGGAGAACGAGCAGCTCAAGCAGCGACTCAGCGCCAAGCGTGGCGAGGGTGAGTCGGAGCCCGTGGAGTTTTCGCAACACGTTCCTCCGCAACCCAAGGCCAAGGCGATTCGCATCGCCGGCGGCCGCTGAGAAAAGGATAAGCAGCAATGGCTGACGACTACATGGCATTGGCGGACCTGACGATCATCAACGACAACAATGTCGCTGACATCGACGTCCGTGACCTGTTCGATCGCGCTCCGCTGGTTGCCGCCCTGAACGCGGTGACCGCCAGCAACGGCACGGTGCACAAGTACTTCAAGACGACCGGTGCGCCGGTGGTCGGATTCCGCGACTACAACGACGGCCGCGAGCATGACTCGACGGTTCGCACGGCAGTGACGATCGACTTAAAGATCTTCGACTGCAGCTTTACGGTCGATGCGGCGATCGCCCGGTCCTACAAGGGCGGCGCAGAGGCTTTGATCCGCCTGGAAGCGATCGAGGCACTGCGAGCCGGCTTCTTCAAGCTGGAACAGCAGATCCTCAACGGCACCGAGGCTGCGGGCTTCGACGGCTTGGCGGACATCTACAACACCGCGGCCGAATGCGTCAACAGTGGCGGCTCAACCGCCCTGACGAGCGTGTACCTGATTCGCTCCGGCGTCAACGACGTCTCCGTGGTCGCTGGTAACAGCGGGCAGCTGACGATCGGTGAGTCGGTGCTGCAGCGTGTTCCTGGTGCGACCGGTCACTACATGGCCTTCGTCACCGAGATCATGTCGCTGTACGGCCTGCAGGTGGGATCGCAAGAAAAGTCAGCGGTCCGTATCTGCAACATCGACAACGGCAGCAACAAGGTCGATGACGCGCTGCTGTACGAGGCCCTGGCCGAGTTCGAAAGCGGCTCGCCGCCGACGCACATCGTCATGAATCGGCGGTCGGCCCAGCAGCTGCGGCAGTCGCGGACAGCGACCAACGCCACCGGTGCCCCTGCGCCGATTCCGACGGATCTGGAAGGCATTCCGATCGTGATCACCGACGCCATCGGCAACAGCGAAAGCGCGGTGAGCTAATGACCCTGCTGGAATCGGCACTCGAATCACTGTGGGCTTCGCTGGCGACGGCCAGCGAGGTCTCGGTGACCTACCGGCGCGGTGGCATCAGCGTGCAGCTGGCCGCCATTCCAGGCAGGTCGCAGACCGAGGTCGATTCCGGCGACGGTTACGTGCGTTCGATGCAGCTCAACGACTTCATCGTGAAGCGCGCTGAGCTTGGCCTGACGCCACAACCTGGTGACCGCATCGAGTGGCAAGGACGTCACTTCGATGTGGTGCACCTGGCTGGCGAGAGGCACTACGAGTCAGTAGGGCCGTGGTCCGTGCTGTACCGAGTGCACACGCGCGAGGTGGCGAATGGCTAGGACCGCTGACCTGTGCGACGCCATTGTGGACTTCCTCAACACCGAGGAGTTCACGCTGTCGTTTGTCGCGAGGCGCGAAAACGTCTGGTTTGTGAGTGGCACGGACACGCGCGACATCCACGTGATTGTCGTGCCGGCCGAAGTGGAGACCACGCCGCAGACGCGAGGCGCTGCCGAGCGAAAGTACACGGTCAACCTGTTTTTCCAGATGGACGGCGCGACAAATAGAGACCGCCAAGACCAAGTGATCGAACTGGTCGAGGAAGTCGAAGACGCGCTCTACAACCGCGAATTCCCTGGGTTTTACTTCGAGACGTTTTCGGATCGCGGTCCGCGACTCGTCGTCGATACTGAGGCGATGGCGCGGTACCAGATGTTCCTGGTGGTGCTCACGATCAGTTACCGAGGTCAGTGATGTTCGCCACCCAAATCAAGTTTCGGTACTTCTTCGATCGGCCGGAGGTCTACAAGCGACTTCTGGACAAGGACCGCAAGGCGCTATCAGGCACGGGAGCTTTCGCGATGACAGTCGTGAGGCGCTCCATGAGGTCTGGTGGCAAGAGCGGGCTCAGCAGTGCACCAGGCGAACCGCCGAGGTACCACACCAAGCTACTCAGGGACAACGTGCTTTTTGCTTACGACGTAGCAAAAAACAGCGTTGTCGTCGGGCCGCGTGTCCTCAACGGCCGCAGCGCTCGCGACATACCGGCATTGCTGCAGTTTGGCGGCAAAACGGTGCTCGACGAGAAGATCCTGACGGAGACACGAAAGCTACGAGGCAGAGGGCGGAAACAGTACTGGAAGCCGACAGGACGTCGGATTACGGCACGAATCGCACCTCGACCATATGTCGGACCAGCAGCGCGGGCAACGTGGACACCAATTCTCAACAAGTGGCGGCAGCTGATTGCCAACACGAAGTTTTAGGAGAGAGTCATGCCTGACTACCTGCTCGGCAACGCAGCGAAAGCCTACTGGAGCGCCACCGCACTGACTGGAAGCAACAACGCAACGGTGATGCAAGGTGCAACGCTCGCTGACAACATCATGGACCTCACGCTGGAGGTCGAGTCTGAATTTGTCGACGCCACGACCCGCGCCGAGGCAGGCAATGGCTGGCGATCGGAAATCGCGGTGCTGAAGAACGGTCGTATCACGTTCGACGCACGGTGGAAGCCTGGGGATACGTTCTTCGAGGAACTCAAGGACGCGT